TCGCGAAGCTCTCGTAGTGGCGGACGGCGAAATGGAAGTCCTGCAAGGCCACGATCCGCGTGCCGCCGGAGGTCGAGAGGGAGTACGGGTCAATGATCACGTCCAGCCCGCTCCAGAACGGGATGACGAGATCGTTCCAGTTGCCGAACAGGATCGCGGACAGGATGCCCGAACTGGCGCCCTTGGAGAGGGTGTTCGGGACGATATTGGTGATGCCCGCGGCGTAGCCGTTGATCGGGTTCGGGCCTTCGTCCCACAGGAAGACGGGGAACGTGGACCCGATCTTCGGCGTGGTCTTGAGGATGCCGCGGACGGACGCATTGGTGATGTAGCGGAGGCTGCCCATATCGGCGTTCGCCACGGCAACCTTGCTCTCCAGCGCGACGAGCGAAGCCCACGTCGGGATGAGCCCGTCCGTACCCAGTGCGACGGTCGGAACGGACGAGTCATTGACCAGCCCGGTCAGGTTGTTGCCCGAGCCGGAGCCGTTCAAGACCTGGGTTTCCACGCCGCGGGCGACGATGGCCGCCAGGTCGGATCGGACGAAGTTCTCCACGTCGAGAGAACTCTGTGCGAGCAGCCGGCGGGTGTAATCGGTGTACGCACCGCCGGTCTTCGGCGAGAACGCCACCTGATCGACCGTCTGGGCGCTGGCGGTCGGGCTGCCAGCCTCCGCGACCATGTAGAACGTGCCGCCGCCGCTCTGGCGAGGCATCGAGAAATTGCCCTGGACGCCGCTCATGATGGTTGCGCCACTCTGGGCGAGAACCATTCGGGCCCGCAGCAGGTCGATCAGGCTTCCGGGAGCCGTGAAGATCGAGCCCGTGCCGGCCGAAGTGTCGAACGCGCGGGACTCGGAAGCCGCGCCGCGGGCCGCCAGCCGGGGGTCAACCGACAGATCATGGGGCACGAGGAAGCCGCGGGAAGCCGGGCCGCCCTCAGCCTGGCGGATCTTGTCAAGCTCCAGGTGCGTCTCAAGCTCCAGGCCGGTCAGGCCGCGCCCCTCGCCCGCAAGCTGGGCCCGCTTCTCGCGGATCGCCTTGACGATCGAGTAGGAGTGCCGGCCTTCCCGCGTGTTGCTCGGGTCATTGTGCGGCAGGGGATCGGCCACGCGGCCGGCGGACTGGCGGGAAGCCGCGATCGCCGAATCGACAAGCTCGATCCGGTCGGCATCGGCGCCAAGCTGATTGGCCTTGGCGATCAGCGCATCGGCCGCCGAACGCTGCTCATCGGTCACGTTCTCGCCCGCGTCGGCGATGATCTTGCGGGCCTCGGCCAACACAGCCGCCCGCTTCTGACGAAGCTCTTGGGGGGTCATATCTTCTCCGTTGAAGATAAGAGAGGAGAAACGGGCAGTCAGCTAGCCTCGGCCAGCCTCAGCCGAAGCATCAACGCATCGAGTTGTGAGGGGGACAGCCGCCCAAGCGAGGGTGGGGGCTCGGCGGGGATCTCGGAGGGCGGGATCTCGCGGGATTCAGAGGCCAGAAAGGCGTCAAGCGACCGGGCCGCAACCGACGTATCGGGGTAGGCCGGATAGACGACCGGGCCAACGTCCAGGAGATCGCGGAATCCCGTGATCGTCCGGGTAACCGCCCCGCTTTCGTCTCGCTCCCATCGGTCGTTTCCTTCGCCGACGATGAAAGCGAATGACTGTCCAGTAATGTCCCGCCGCTGAATCGCGCCCATGTAATGCCGCGCGAGATCCGAATCGGGCGGGTCGATCTCCATCCACAGCCCTTGCGGCGTGTCGCGAAGGGTGAGGGTTCCCGCCTTCGTCCGGCCGAGGATCAAATCGGGGTTATGATTCACAAGTGCCCGGACATCGGAATTCTTGATCACTTCGGCGAACGATCCCGGGGCGATCCGCTCGCGAAACCCGCCCAAATCCTCGCTGAACAGGTTGTAAACGGCCGCGAAGCCAATAATCCTGTCCGGCTGGCCGTCGCGTTTCTCGATCTTGAGCGATGGGACGCCGGCTGGGAGGATTCGCCGCTCGGGTGCGTTGGGATTAGGCATTCGAGGGCTCCATCATGGTGCGATAGTCAGCCGCCCAATGCAGGTCGGTGCGCTTCGGCTTCGGCGCGGGCTTCGGCTCGTCTGCCGCGGGGGCAGGCTCACTCTTGGGCGGCTGTTCCGGCTCTTGTCCGGGCCCCGCAGGAGGTTCCGCAGGAGTCTCCGCGGCCGGCTCGGGCTCCGGCGGATGGGCCGCAGCTTCCAACGTGGTCATGTTCAATTGAACAAATCGAGCCTGGCCGCCGGCTTCCTCGCCGATCGGGTTCAGGTCTTCTAATTCAAGGATTTGATCAACGTTAAATGCGCCCAGATCACGCATTTTCGTGTAATAATCCGCCCGATCCTTCGACGACGCGCGCAAAAGGGCACGCATGTCATGCTTGACGTGAAAGCCGGCCTCCCGCTCAGCCTCCGAGAACAGCCGAAGATTGGCCGATTCCTCGATCCGGACCAGCCAGGGGCGTAAACAGGTCACCAGATAGTCAAGATTCGATGCTTCGACGTTCGCGAGGTGTGCCTGGCTGTAGTCGCCGAGCTTATGGGGCGGAAGGCGGAAGATCCGGGCGATTTCGACGACTTGAAACTGTCGGGTGGAGAGAAACTGAGCGTCCTCGGGGTTGACCTGGGTGTTGACCCATTTCGCGCCGCCTTCGAGGACCATCAGGCGATGGGCGTTGGCCACTCCGCCGTGGATCGACTGGAAATCGTCCCGCAATTGGGCGGCTGCCTTGTCGGACAGCGTTGTCGGGACTTCGAGGGCCCCTTTCGGGATGGCCGAATTGCCGAAAAACGAACCCCCGAACGCCTCGGCCGCCTTGCCCAGCCCGACCGCATCGCGAGCAAGCCGGATCGGAGAGTACCCCGACAGCCCGTTATACCCGATGGCCGCCAGATGCCAGACCTGATCGGGGCGGAGCGACTTGGTTTCAGAACCGTCTTTCGTCTCGTAATACAGGCTCTTATCGGGCCGCCGCTTCGGCTCGGTCTGTCCGGGCGGAAGCAGGTGCATCGCGAGTAATTCGCCGCCCCTGGACCATTCCAACTCGGCGTAGCCGTTGCCCCAGCCAAGGCAATGCCCCATGAGGGCCTCGCGAAAGCTCATCGACGTAACTTCGCCGTCCGGCGACGTGGCCAGGAGTCGATTGACCGGGTGATCCTTCTGTGGCTTTCGGCCCTTTCCGGTCGCACGATAGACCTGAAGCGGAAGGCTGGCGGTGTCCTCGGAGAGAACCCGGATCGCCGCATAGACCGCCGTGAACGTGAGGGCGGTCTCGGGCGTGATCCACACACCGGAGAGCGAGCCGGGGCCGACCATCATGCCGGGTGTGAGCGCGCCGGGGCCCATCCCGTAGGATCGGGGCTCGACTCTCGGCATTCGCTTGCGGATCTTCGGCAATTATATGAACCTGATTCGAGGTTCCGCCTGGGGAGCAACGTCGCTCATCGATGCCGCCGTGGCATTCACGAGGGCCGCCATCGGGTCGATGCGGTCCTTGGACTTTTTCTTGGACAGCTTGATATTGCCGTTGCTGTCCTGCTCAGTGATCGCGTTGCCAGCCGCCCAGGAGAGGAGTGGGTTGCCGCCGTGGCGAATCCGACCGAGCAAGATGCGTCGCTCAAGCTCTTTCGTCGCGCCGGTCAGGTCGGAGAAACGCTGGCCGAGGAATTCAACCGGGATGCCCCGATTTTGCAGCGAAACACAGAGGTGGGTGGCGTTCCACTGGTCCGCGAGAAGCTTTTGGATGCGGTACTTGCTCGCGTCTTCAACGATTTGATCTTCTATCCATGTATAATCTATCACATTGCCGGGGTTCAAGCTAATAAATCCGCGTTGCGACCACATGCGATAGGGCGTATTTTGTTCCCGCTCTCGGTCGATGGCCCGCTCTTCGGGACACCACGCGCGGCAGAGCACGATCCAGCCGTCCCGCTCGTCGGGGAAAATCAGCACATAGGCCGATAAGTCGGTGGTCATCGACAGGTCAAGGCCGCCGAAGCAGGGCCTTCCGATCAGCGAATCGGGGTCAATCGGCTCCCCCGTGCAAGCCGCCCAGGCAACCGGGTTGACGAACCGGATGGACGTGCTGATCACGACGCCCAGCCGCAGGCGCAGGAAGTTCGCCCACGCGATATCGCTTCGCTGGGCCTCCTTCAACTCGCGTCCGAAGGCGTCCTCCGACAGGATCACGCCGAGCGAGGGATTCGCCTTCCGCCAGACTTCCGGGCTCTCGAAATCGTCGTCCTTGTCCGCCCGGTAGATGACCCCGAGATGGGACGTGTCCTCGCGGAGGCCGGCATTGACCTGTTCACTGTGCAATCGGCGGTCGAACCATACGCCGGCCTCGTCTTCGCCCGCGGTCGTGATGTCGATATGAAGCGGCTGCTCTCTCGCGGCCCCCGCGTACCGCATGATGTCGTACATCGCGGAATTCGGCTGCCGGTGAAGCTCGTCGAAGAGCACGAGCGAGGCGTTTAGGCCGTCCTTGCTCGGCACATCAGCCGAAAGGGCCTCCAACTTCGACTCGTTGGCCGCGAAAACGATCGTCTTTTTGCTCGGGATGGCCTCCAGCCGGCTCGATAAATCGGGCGATTTGGCCACCATCCGGGCCGCCTCGCCGTAGATGATGCCCGCCTGAGAGCGATCAACCGCACATATATAGACTTCCGCGGCGGGTTCCCGGCCCGCAACGATGTGTTCGAGGCCCAAACCGCTCAAAAGGGTCGATTTTCCCTGTTTTTTCGGAACTTCCAGGTAGGCTGTGCGGAATCGCCGGGTTCCATCGGGCCTCCGCCAGCCGTACAGCGGGCGGAGAAATTCGGCCTGCCAGGGCAGGATTTTTAGCGGTTTTCCGGCCCATTTGCCCTGAGATTGACGGCAAAACCGCTCCAGAAACCGGATCGGCCTGTCGGCGAACTCGGGGATGAACCGGCAGCCCTCCGAAACCGCCAGTTCATCGGACGGATTCCGGACGGCAAGCCGCGTCGGCTCGTCAATCTCGGGTGAAAGCATGTTTCGTTACTTCCCGGGCCCCACGGGTCCGCTCGGCGGCAACGGCGGGATGATGATGGGGGGCTCGTCGGTCGGAAGCGGCCCCGGATCGGGCTCCGGCTTCGGCGGCGGGTCCTCATCGGGCGGGTCCGTCGCCACGATCGCCGGAGCGAAGAGTGTCGCGGGGGCTATGCGCGCGGGGAGATCGCCGACAGCCGGCACGAAGCGGCGGTTTGATCGCATGGGAATGTGATTAACCTGGGAAATGATGTGGAGAGAGCAGAGGACAGCCACCCAATTGGGCGGCTGGCGGGCGAGAAATGGCATGTGGCTGGCGGGCCGACCCCCAGAGACACAATCTCTGAGGCCGCCAGCCACACGCGGGGGAAGAGCGAGCCTGGATATCAGTTGCAGAATCGGCGTCCGTTGACGACCTGGCACGCCGAGCCGCGGTAGAGATAGACGGGCTGGGGGCCGGTCGTGTAATAGGCCGGCTGGGTCGCATACTGGACCGGCACGACGGGGGCCGGCTGTGCCTCAGTTTGGGCGGCTGCCTCGGCCCTCCGCCATGTCTCGATCATGAATTTCCCGTCCACGTCCCGCCCGTAGCCTTCCCAGCCGGGGGCATAAGGCAGGGGCCGCCACTCCGAGGGCAGGACTACAGGCTCCGCAGGACGGCCGATCTCCTCCGCGGGCATCCAGTCCGGGCGGGCAGGAGTGTGCGGGACGGCGCGGAGGACTGCGGAGACGGCAGCCAGCGCCAGCGCGATGCCGACGACGATAGGGACGGCGGATTTCAGCTTGGCAGCCACCCAAGTGCGGGCTGCGGCTGCCGATTGTGCGGCTGCCTGCGACGCGGGTGTTAGCGGGCCGGGTGGCAAGAGATCCGCCAGCGTCCTCGGCCCCGCAAGGG